TGACCCTGATCCAACGGAAGACGGCGGTCACGGCGGCCCAGTGGATCGCCACCCTGTACCGGAACGACTCCGCCTACTGCCCCCGCATCGGGTGGCTGGCCCTCGCCATCGCATCGCATCCCGACTGGGACTTCGGACAGCTCTGTGACGAATACCTGAAGACCGAGAAGCGGACAGACCGCCTCGCCCGATACCAGATGCTGGTCGACTACGCCAGGCGGCAGTACCGGAAGCGGGCGTGGGTCAGAGCCTCCGTCGACTGGGGGATGGCGTGGATCCGGGACCACGGGAAGGAGTTCGCCTGGCAGGTCCCGGCGGAGCCCGGCTCGGACCTCTCCTACTATGACCCCCGGTCGTGGCCGGGGAATGCTCCCACCCCCTGGGAAGCCGTGAACGGAGGCCGGCCATGACGATGACCAGCCGCGTCCTGAAGATCCTCACTGAGGCGGGGGAGCTCTATTCCGAGATCGACCCCGCGGAGCTCGGGGTGGTCCTGGAGAACGGGGACCGCGTCATCGAGGACGGGAACGTCGTCGCGCAGACCGAGTGGACCTACCGGTTCCTGCTGCAGCGGTACAGGGAGTTCGAGAAGGACCCCATGATGGGGCGCCTGTACGGGTCGAAGATCAGAGCTGATATAATCCTGGCGCTGGCCTCTCCCCAATGGCGGCAGCGGTTCCAGTGGGAGTCATGGTTCATGGCCGAATACTACCTGGCGCGGTTCTGGCGACCCGATACGATCCAGGCGGATCCGAAGGCTCCCCCGGTCCAGCCCGCGGACCCCCGGAACTGGTGGCCGATGGGCCTGCCGGACGATGTTGTCGATCAGATGCGGGCGGAGATGGAAAAGCGGGCAGAGCCGGAGCGGAAAGGGAGGAAGGTGGCATGAAAGAGAAGAAGAAACCCGGTCCGAAAGGCGAGGAGAAACCCATGGGGATGGTCCCCGAACCATCTATAGAGGACCAGGTCGCCATTCTCCGCGAGCGGGTCGCAGTCCTGGAGAAAGACAACCAGAAAGTCGTCCCCGCGGTCAACGAGCTGACCATGCATCATTTCAGGAGGAGGGCAGTGTGACCCAGGGTGTGGCCTTTACCGAGGCCATGAAGACGTATGTCCTCCGGAACAAGGACTCTCTCTTTTATTCCGAGATCGCCTGGAACCTCACGCAGATGACAGGGGTCCCGGTGACACGGAGGGGAGTGCAGGAGTATCTCTACCGGTACCGGAAGCAGAACGGGAATAATCATCTTCACCACTAGCCCCCAAGATTTATATGCCTCTGTAATACTATGGTAAAACGTCCATGACCGGTTACACTACAGTAACACGATGCCACAACAGTGGACCCTCTCAGAGGACACGGCAGGCGAGGCCGGGCAAGGCGCGGCCGGGTCAGGCGCGGCGCGGCGAGGCACGGCAGGCAAGGCGCGGTGCGGTCGGGCTAGGCAAGGCAGGCCGGGCAGGGCTTGGCGGGGCACGGCGTGGCCGGGCATGGCAAGGCGTGGCAGGTACGGCATGGCACGGCTCGGCCTGGCGGGGCCCGGCGGGGCGTGGCAGGCATGGCGTGGCTTGCCCAGGCAGCGCACGGCAGGAGCGGCGTGGCCCGGCAAGGCCAGGCGGGACTTGGCGGGGCAAGGTCCGGCGTGACAAGGCAGGTTAGGCACGGTGAGGCGCGGTATGGCCAGACGCGGCTAGACATGACCTGGCACGGTGCGGCCGGCATGGACAGGAATTGAGACATGGCAACAGAAAAGGAAATCCAGATTCGGGCACCGAACATGGCCACGGCATCCTTCGGGATCCGTGGGACGGCGCCCTTTGTACAGCTGAGGTTCTCCGCGAAAGTGCAGGAGGGCCTCTTGAAAAAGCACATGGAAGGTTCCCAGGCAAAGAAGGGGAAGAAACGGGAAGCCAAGGATCCCGAGGCACTCTTCGAGGAGGCCATGTACCTTTCGACCGATGGATGGCGGGGCATCCCGGCATCATCGTTCCGGAAGGCCCTCGTCTCCGCATGTCGGCTGGTGGGGTTCAAGATGACCCTGGCGAAGCTGGGAGTTTTCATTGAGCCCGATGGCTTCGATGCAGAGGACGGCACACCCCTCATCAGGATTCAGGGTGAGCCGGCGCTGCATATCAGCCACACACGGAATGCAACGGGTGTGCCGGACATCAGGATCCGGGCCATGTGGAGAGAGTGGGCGGCAACGGTGCGGATTACGTACGATGCTGACCTCTTCAATGAAGTGGATGTGGCGAACTTGCTCATGCGGGTGGGGATGCAGGTCGGGATTGGTGAGGGCCGGCCTGACAGCCGTGAATCCGTTGGCATGGGCTGGGGGACCTTTGGACTTGTGGGGAAGAAATGACCGCAGACGACGTTTATCAGGAACTGGAGAAGATCCGAGGGGAGCAGGGGGGCCTTCTTCGACCGGAAGATGTAGTCGAGATAGCCAGTCCGGAGGATCATCCCCTTCACAACCGGTTCGAATGGGACGATACCATTGCCGGCCGGGAGTACCGACTCTGGCAGGCGCGGGAACTTATCCTCTCCGTGAAAGTCATCATCGAAGGGGGATCACCAGAACCCATGCGGGCATACGTCTCCCTCAAAGAAGATCGGCGTACCGGCGAGGGATACCGTCATCTGGACGATGTGAGACATGATAAGGAACGTTACCGGACCCTCCTCCGCGAAGCAGCCGGAGAGATGCGGCGATTCCAGACGAGATACCAGAACCTCTCCGAGCTCAAACCCATTTTTGAGATCGCAGACGTGGTCTTCAAGAAAATCTAATCCTCCTCTTTTTTTCTCTATTCTCCTATAGTGGAATAAACCGATTTATAGATACTACTAATCATATATATACATGCCATTCCCCGGTGAGCACTCGGCCAGGATACGCGATCCTGACCAGTACCCGGAGGACAAGATCCGGAGGCAGAACAACAAGTTCGGCCGCGGGATCGACGTCATCTTCGGTATCAGGGCCGATGGCAAGTCGGAAGTACAGGCCATCCGATTCGACAGCACTCTTTTCACCGTAGCCGAGGCGAAGAAGTGGCTCCAGGATCACGACTATCATCCGATCCGGTTTGAGCCCGCCACCGGGACGGCAGGGAAAGAGCAGGCGGCGGAGGAGACGATGGATATGGAACTGAAGGAGAAGGCCCTGGACGTGGCCATCAACCCCACGCTGGGGAATATGCAGGAACTCGATGGCGGGCTGCTCGTCAAGGACGTGAAGCTCCTGGCGGCCGGGACCTGGATAGACTCCGTGCAGAAGACGCCCTGCCGGTACACGCCGGCGAGGCTCAAAGAGTTCGCCCAGAACTGGACGGACCGGAGCCTCTGGAGCCGGCACAGCGGCGGGACGCCCCGGGACATCACTGACAAGGTCGGCGACATCCGGAACATCCGCTACCAGGACGAGGCCGTGATGGGGGATCCTTTCTACCACGGCAGGACCTCCAGGTCCAAGGATACCCTGGAGATGGTCCGGCACGACCTGGCAGGATTCGTGTCCGTGGAGCTCGCAACCAGGGACCGCTGGATCCCCACGGAGAAGATCTTCGAGGCGGATGTGATCCGCTTTGATGGAGCGGCCACCGTAAACCGTGGTGCCTGCAGCAAGTGCACCCTCCGGGGCAACGAGGAAGCCCCGAAGGAAACGCCGGCCGGGACAGCGCCGGCGGAGAGCCTCCTGAAGAAGGAGAGTGAGCGAATGGACGACACAGACAAGAAAGCACTGGAGGACCGCTTCAAGGCCCTGGAAGAGGGGTTCACGAAGCAGGTCAAGGCCCTGGAGGAGAAGGCTGCCTCCCGGGACAAGGAGCTCGAGCAGACCAAGGCCGAGCTGGAAAAGATGAAGAAACAGCCGGTACCCCCGGTTACCACGCCCGCCGATACCGGTAAGGCCCTGGAGGCCATGCCCGAGTACGCGGTGAACGTGGACCTCGAGTCCGGCACGGTGGGGTGACCTGAACATGGCGGATATTGCATCATTCCCAACCATCCACGACGTTCTCTGGAGTGGCGACAACACCCAGAACTTCAAGGCCAGCGGGGCCATCACGGCTGGGATGGTGGTCTACCTCTCGGGCGACATGACCGTGACGAAGACCACCTCCCTGGCCCACCCCCCGGTCGGCGTGGCTATCGGCGACGCCGCCAGCGGGTATCCGGTCTCGGTGGCCCTCACGGGCTGCATCGTCTACGTGGCGAACACCGACAACAAGCTGACGGCCGGCGAGGGCGACTACGTGATCGTCGACGACAACGCCGTCGGCGGCACGGTCTCAAGGATCGTCAAGGGTGCCATCCCGCGGGGACCGTACTCAGCCCTGGGCGTGTTCGTTGAAGACATGGCAGCGAACAGCACGGTCAGGATCCTGATCCAGCCGGACATGATTGGGCGGTGGTCCTAATGACACAGCTTCTGATCAAGGCGCTCCGCGCTCATCCCCAGTTTGCGGGACCCGCGGAGCGGAAGCGGCTCCTCGCGGAGATCGCAACCCACGACATCCCCCTGGTGGAGAGGCAGCTTGGGCTCGCCTACATGGTGAAGGGCAAGGACGGCAAACCGCACCGGGCCCGTGACCTCCTGCTCTCCGATGCGAACGAGTCCGGCACGCTGATCCAGACCGAGATCTACCGGACGATCCTGGAGGGCAGCGAGCCCGCCAAGTGCATGCGGCAGGCGGTGCCGATCTTCAACATGAACAGCAACGTGATGCAGATCAACGTCGGCGAGACCGGGACCTACGCGGGTTTCATCGCGGAAGGAGCGGAGATCCCCGTCAACGACCAGGCGTACACGGCACGGACCTGGACTTCCAAGAAGTTCGGGGAGCGGCCGCTGATCACGCGGGAGATGGTGGACGACGCGCTCTTCAACGTGGTGGAGCTCGAGGTCCGCAAGACCGGGTTCAGGATCGAGAACACCCTCAACCAGTGGATGCTCCAGGTCCTGATGGACAACGCAGGGAACGAGCACGACATCAATGCGGCCATCACCACTGTTGGCGGGGTCATAGCGGCCATCATCGCTCGCGGCTACGTGGTCGAGGACGGTTTCCTGCCGGACGTTATCATCACACACCCGGCAATCACGCCGTACCTGTTCAAGGACTTCGTGCCCGGGTACAACCCCGTCGCACAGGGAGCTGTGGACCGCGGGGTCCTCCCACAGGTCATGGGCTGCAGGGTCTTCGAGTGCGGCGTCAGCTGTACCAGCGCCTCCGCGCCCACGGCCTCCACCCAGCCATGGGGTGACAAGACGGACACCAACATCGGCATGCTCGTCTTCGACTCCAGGTCCGCTGGCGGCATCGGCATGCGCCAGGACATCCGGGTCGAGCAGTACAAGGACCCGATCCGGGACCTGGTGGGCATGTCCATGACCATGCGGGCGGCCTGCCAGTACGGTGTGGCGAACGCCATCTGCCGGGTTGAGTACGGCGGATGAGGCGTGAGGGAGGGATACTCCCTCATGCTCACCACACGGAACAGCGGGAAATACCTGTCGGGCGAATGGGCACGGCAGCGGGAGCTCTGCGCACAGGACCGGGACCGGTTCAGCGCCGATGACCAGGCGTTCTACGAGGTCACCGGGCAGTCCCCCGGCATGGGGGACCGCGAGCGGATCGAGGAGACGATGACCATCGAGACCGCCCCCATGGACCCCATGGCGGCCAACACCCGCAGCGGGGAGTTCGACATCAGGGACCGGCCGGAGGTGGGACACTGAGCTACTGCAGCACAGCGGAACTGGTGAGCCTGACGGGATCGGCACTCTCGACCGCGGTCCTTCAGGCCATCATCGATGACGGCGACAGGGAGATCGACGCCTATCTGGGACAGTTCAACCTCTCCGGGTCGGCGACCGGCGCCATCAAGAGCGCGTCTCTGAAGCTCGCGCAGGCGGGCCTCCTCTACCATGGGCTCCAGGTGGGGGACCTCCAGGCAGGCATGGGGGAATTCGCATCATCTGTTGACGTGACCCGGGCGGCGGAGTCCCTGCGGAAAGCGGCCATGATGCTCCTGGAACAGTTCCGGGACTCCCAGACCTCCATCTCGGCCCCCCACCTCACCTTTGTCAGGAGAGTGGATGGAAGATGACGGACGAACTATCAGACCTCAAAGACTGCACGGACCACGACCTCCTTATCCTCATTCATACGGTGGTGAGGGGGATCAGTAAAGACATGGGCGATCACGAGTGCCGGATCCGGTCCGTCGAAGGTAACCAGCTCAAGATCCTGGGTGTGGGTGCCGCCATCGGGTTCATGACGGGCTGGCTGGGGCGGTTGTTTGGGGGGAGCCCCTGATGCTCACCGGCCTCCTCATCCACACCTGCACGATCCAGCTGCGGGACAAGATCGGGGAGGACAGCAACCACGCCCCCGTCTACGCATGGATCGACGAGCAGGAGGACGTGGCGTGCCGGTTCATCCACCCGAAGGGGAAGGCGGCCACGGGCCTGCCCGGAGAGGAGACCCTCGCCGACCTGGTGGTCCTCCTCCCGGAGACCGTGACCGTGACGGAACAGGAACGGCAGATCGTGACGAGCGAGAGTGGATACGCGGGGACTTACAGCATCACGAAGGTGCGGCCCATCTCGGGACGGTCCTCGATCCACCACTACGAATGCGACCTGCAGAAGACCGACGCGGCAGACGTGGCGACGATAGTGGACGGGGGCGCGGCAGGCACGGTCTTCCACGCCTTCCTTGACGGAGGGAACGCATGACGACACCGATCCAGATCCTTCACCGGAGGGACACGGCGGCCCACTGGACGTCCGCCAACCCGGTCCTCGGGGCATCAGAGCTCGGCTATGAGACGGACATGGGCCGGTTCAAGTTCGGGGACGGCGCGACCGCATGGAACGACCTGGACTATTTCGAGGCCGGCGCGGGAGACGTCGAGGGCCCGGGGACGTCGACCGATAACGCCATCGCCCGGTTCCACCAGGGGACCGGGAAGGTGATTCAGAACTCTCTCGTTACCATCGATGACTCGGGATCCCCAAACATCCCCACGGGGCAGAGCTACAAGAAGAACAGCGTGGCCCTGGCAGCTGCGGACGTGGGCGCGGCCGCGACCTCCCACACGCATGGGGGCGGGGACATCACCTCCCAGGTGGGGGACGCGAATACCGTAGACGGGGAGCACGCCTCCGCCTTCGCTGACGCCAGTCACAACCATGCGGCAACCGACATCACCTCCTCCACCCTGGACGGGGACCGCCTCCCGGCCCTCTCCACAGGTAAGCGGGGCGGCGTGAAGGAGACCGGGACACCCTCCGGGAAATTCCTCCGGGATGACGATTCATGGGCTGCAGCCGGTGGAGGGGATCCCTACATCGGCTCGATAGCCCAGCCGGGACCGGCGGATCTCGTCACAGCCGGGATCCCGATCCTCGTCACCTCATGGACGGCGGAACACGACTATGCTGCCGACCTGAACACGCAGGACGGTGTCCAGTTCCTGATCCCAACCAGTATCGACGGTCTCTTTGAGGCGGAGGTTTATGGTGGCCTCACAGGTGCATTAGAACCAGATTGGGATGGTGATGCGCCGAATATCGGGGACAGTCTGGTAGATGGGGATGTGACGTGGTACCGGGTCGGTGCCGCGTCCGCATGGCCCCTTGTACCCACCACCCGCCAGCCGGAGACCGCCTACGATTTCCTTGCGATGGTCTGGCGAGATCCCGCAGACGGATTCCTCTACATCCGGTACCCGGATGATGGCGGGACACTGACCGGTACTGGGGATCTGCCATTTTATGCTGGGAACTGGGATTATAGTGATGGGGACATCTACTGGTGGCGCGCTGGACTTGGCGGCGCCGGCAGCTTCGATCTCTCGAATGAAGCAGGGAGTCTTCGTTCAGTTGCGGGAATGGATGATAGTTCGACGGAGATTACCCCCCACAATGTATTATTAGCTCATGGAAAAATGGCACATAACTATATTGATGCTATTGGAACCAACGCTTACAATTTTATTCACGCGATTGGAAAGAATGCCACGGCTGTTTTTCAGGCCATTGGCTCCAATGCTTGGCTCAATTTCTATGCCAGGGGGGCAGCTGCAAGGATCACGATGGAGTCTCGCGGTGATGGTTCCTATGTGAACTTTCAAGCCAGAAGATCTGATGATACCCCTGCATCCCGTTTCTATACTTCTGCGACCGGTGCCGTCTCCATTGACACGTTCGAATCCGATGGCGTCACCCCCAGCCCCAACAAGCTCCTCTATAATGGGGTACCGGTTCTCAACAGTTACCGGCGGCCTGCCACAATCGTGGTTGCAGCCAGCGACTCCGCGGACAAGACCAACGTGGACTTCGTCTGCCCCGCGACGGACGCCCTGGACTACATCACCACGACCGTGATCCCGGCCATGCCCGCCGCGGGGGGGAAGATCCTCTTCCTGGAGGGCACCTACACGGTGAACACAAACAGCAAGCCGGTGGTGATCAATCAGGGGACCGCAGGGATCGAGATCGAGGGCATGGGCGCGGGGACGGTGTTCAAACATGGCGCGAACTCCATCGACAGCAAGATGATCCAGCTCTCAGGGGACAACTCCGGGGTCGTGATGATCCGACGGATCACTTTCGATAATACGGGTGTTTCCGCGACATCATCCACCGGCATCTATAACTTCACAACTACCCCCTTGATGGTGCAGGACTGTGTATTCAAAGGCCTGTCGTGGGGGATCTACGGAGGGAATGCCGACATTTTCCGGTGTAGATTCACCTCGACATCTGAGTATGGGGTCTCCTCGGTCCGCGATACCTTCACGCTAATCAACTGCACTTTCCTCTACTCAAATGCCTATCTCATCGAAGGGAACTCCGGCAACCACCGCATCCAGTCCTGCGATTTCTACACCGCATCGAAGCTCTACATCGCCAGGGGCGTGGTCATCGGGAGTAAGTTCGTGACCCATGGGATCCAACAGGTAACCGGAGGGTCCGTTGGCCTCCGTGTCCTCGGGAACGAGATCGCCATCTGGGGCGGCGGCGGTGCAGACGCGCAGTGTGTCCTCCTGGATGGTATCGGGGGGATCGTGGAGGGGAATACCCTTACAGTCTACGATGACGCCGATAAGCCCTGCGTGAAGATCGCGGCCGGCGGGTCCGGGAACATGGTGCTCGGGAACATCATGCGGCCGGCCATCTCGACATGGACCACGCCCCTGGGGGTGCGGGTCATGTCGGGCGCCACGGACAACGTGATCAAGGGGAACCTGATCTCGACCACCACCAAGATCGACGACGCAGGCACACGGACCGTCTACGGGGACACGGAGTTCATCAAGCTCGTGGATGTGGCCGCGGAAGACGTGGATGCCATCGTGGACAACGAGGACCTGAACGTCTCCTTGCCCCTGACCTGCACCCTGGACGGGCAGCCGGACTATGGGCGGAACGTGACCCTCACCCTGACGGACGTGGACGATTCAATCTCCGCCATCAACATCACGGTCACGGGGATCACGTCCCTCGGCCTGGTGAAGACGGAGACGTTCACCTTCGCCAGCTTCACCGCGAAGGTGGCGACGGGTAACTACCCCTTCGAGAAGATCACGGAGGTCAAGGTGAACTCCGGCACCGGGATCGGGGCAGGGGATGTCCTCGAAGTGGGGACCGGAAAGAAACTCGGCCTCCCCGGGAGGCTCGGGGCGGCGGGGGACGTGATCTGGATCAAACAAAACGCTGCGAAGACGGCATCCTACACGGCCAGCGCCACCTATGGGACCGTCGCCCCGACCACACTCACGGCGGCGGACGACTTTGACATCTTCTGGATCTGGAACGCGAATATCTGGACGGTGTGACCGTGGCCACCATCAGCATCGGAGAGCTCAAGAAGCGGCTGACCCAGCTCCAGGGCATCACGCCCGCCATGGAGAAGGGGATGAAGAAAGCCGCCCTGAACGTGGAGCGGACGGCGAAGGAGAACTGCACCAAGGGCATGTCCCCCTACTACAAGGCGCCCCACGACACGGGCCGCCTCCGGGCGGACATCGACAGTGGCGTCTCGGTGGAGTCCGGCCGGGTCACCGGGTTCGTGTTCTCCACCGTGGACTATGCCCCGTTCGTGCATGACGGGACCGCAGGGCGCAGCGTGGCTATCGTGGCTGGGGGGATGATGCACCAGGGGCGGCGCGAAGGGGGGATGCCTCCCCGCCCCTACATCCTGGACGCGGTGATCGCGGAGTCGGGCGCCACCCGGGAGTTCCTGGAGGACGCGGTGGCCGACTACATCATGAAGGTATGCCGGGAGGTGTCCCTGTGAAGGCCGCGATCACGTCAGCCATCATCGACCTGCTCAGGGCCGACCCCGCCCTGACCACCCTGCTCGGGAGTGCGACAGCCATCTTCCCGGGGCACATCTCCCAGGGATACCAGTTCCCGTGCGTGACGGTGCTGCAGAACTCCGAGACGGGGACGAAGCGACTGGGGTACTTCGACCAGAAGACCCGGGACCAGGCGGCCGTCATCCAGGTGGACGTGTGGTTCAAGACGTCCTACCTGGACGCGGAGACCGCGATGAACCGGGTGGAGGCCGTCCTGATACCAGATGTGGTGGCCACCACCTGGGGATGGGGGAAGATGGCGGAAGCGGTCTCCTTCGAGCCGGACCTGAAGGTCTACCACGTGATGAGCCGGTTCCGGTTCGAGTACAGCATTACGGACACATGAACGGAGGGATGAGAGACAATGACAGACGAGTTTGCATACACGGGCGCCCAGGCGACGTTCTCCTACAATGGGATCATCGACGTGGGTGAGGTTGACATCAAGATGACGAGGGCGGTGGCCTCCAGCGGTCCCCGCCTGGGGAAGTACGGGCAGTTCAAAGTGGGGGGTGCGTTTGACTTCACGGGAGCCGTGAAGCGGATCCAGAAAGATGGGGAGTTCCTGGTGGCCCTGATGACGGACACCCCCACCACGGGGACGGCGGAGACGCTGAAGTCCGGGCGGGCCCTCACGGAAGACGGGTGGGTGGACAACACCGACACCGTCATCGCCACACCGAGCCGGATCCGGCTCACTGTGGCGGGAGCGGAGATCGACACTGCAGGGAACATCACCATTGTGGGCGAGGACGCGAACGGGAACGGCATCACCGATGAGGTCTCCGTGGGGCTGTTGGGGATCGGCGAGTACGCCACCAGTAAGAAGGTCTTCAAGCAGGCATACGGCACCTACAACCACGGGGTCGTCTCGGCAACCGGGACCATCACGGTCGCCTCGATCGCGGGGGACACTACCGCGGGTGTCGGGGCGCCGCTGTACTGGGACATGGTCGTCCGCGTGGACAGTGGAACGAAAAACATCGTGATCACGGCCCTCAACTGCTTCTTCACGTCGGGAGGGTTCAAGCACACCGGCCCGGACGCGCAGGGCAAGGACGAGATGACGTTCACCATGCAGGACGTGGACGCTGACCTGACGGTCTCCTACGTGAGCGCATGACGCAGAAGAGGTTCACCACGCTGGCGGAAGTGGAGGCCCACTTCGCCAAGGTTGCTCCCCTCTTCGAGAAGCTGAATGCCCAGACCCAGGAGGAACGGGGGAGATGGCAGGCCGAGCTCGACATGCTCAAGCGGCGGACGGAGACCGCCCACGAGCTCGTCGACCTCGGCGACGGCAACATGTTCGCCATCCGGACGGGCCTCACAGCCCCCCAGCTCGAGGAGCTCCAGGAGCTCGCGAAGATGCGGGCGACCCTGGACCCGAACGACCTGGAGGCGCTGGACGAGGTCACCTACATGACCCTCCACATGGTCGCGGCGAACCCCGCCCTGACCCGGGACTGGTTCCGTGAGCACAAGGCGGACTACGCCGTCCTGGACGCCGTGGAGATGATCACGGGGTTCTACGAGCGGCGGGTGGAACGGCAGCGCGAGCGGTTCAGGAGGATCGCGGCCCTGACCTCCTTTCGCCCAGAGCCCGCAGGGGCAGAAGCACGGGAGCTTCCTGCACTACATGGGGTTCCGGGATCCCCGTGAATTCTACGACCTCCCGGAGGAACTGCAGTCATGGTGGATCGCGTGGTTTAACGTCAGGATGAGGTGAAGGGGATGGGATTCAATCTCGGATCGCTCGGGTCGGTGGTCTACGACATCGTATCCCAGGATAAGACGAAGGAGGGGGTAGACTCCGCCATCTCGGGCGCCGGGAAATTAGATCAGAAATGGAACGACATGGCCACCACCGGCCTGGGGGTAGCGGGGATTGCCATCGGTGTGGGTGCTGCCATGTGGGGGACCGCCAGCAAGGCCGCGGACTTCGCGGACAGGCTTGACGACCTCTCCCGGACGACGGGCATGTCCACCGACGAGCTCCAGGAGATGCGGTACATCGCGGGGGACGTGGGCGCGGACTTCGACGGGATCGCCACGGCCGCGGAGATGATGACCAAGAACATCGGTCTCGGCACCCCTGCCACGAAGAAGGCCCTGGAGGACCTCGGGGTGAGCGTGACCGACGCCGCCGGGAAGGTCCGGCCGACCGCGGACATCTTCCGGGATATTGTGGATGCTCTTGGGAAGGTCGAGGATCCCATGCAGCGGGCCGCCCTCGCCTCTGAACTCTTCGGGAAACAATACAAGCCGGTCCTCGAGCTGGTGGGGGTCTCCGCAGAGAAGTGGGATGCCCTCGCCAAGGCCGCCCGCGACGCGGGATTTATCATCGGGACGGAGAACGTGAAGGCGGCAGCCGCGTTCAAGAAAGAACAGAACGAGGTGAACATGGCCCTGGATACCTTCTGGAACACGCTGGGCCTGGCCGTGATGCCCCTCCTGCGGGAGCTTCCGGGCGTCCTGAATGAAGTGAAGCCGGCCATCGACGCCGTCGCGTGGGTGCTGCGGAACTTCCTGGCGTTCAACCGCCTTATGTCAGCGGGAGAGAAGCTGCTTGTGGGGGACGTGGCCGGGGCCCAGAAGGAGTTCGAGATCGGACGGACTATTTCCCAGGGGACCGCGGCACAGGCCGCCACCGCGGGAAGCACCGTCAACATCAACATTAACAATCCCACCCTGTCGAAGGGCTACACCGCGGGAGATGCGGTGCGGGACGCAGCGGAGGCAGCCCGGAATGAACGGGTCCAGGCGGGGGTGCCGTCATGAGCGTGACGTTCGACTCCGTGGAGCTCTACCACGCCTCCCCCTTTGAGAGGGAGACGCCGGTCCGGTCGGCGGAACGGATCCTGCTCGATGGGCGGAGCAAGATCGTTCCCGCGGCCAACGCCGGGACACGGTTCACCTTCACCTGCATGGGAACACTCACGCAGATGAACAATCTCATCGCGAAGGTGGGCGCCGCATACACGCTGAACGTGGGGGGGACAAACTACACGAACTGCCACATCCTGGGCAACCCGAGGACGCGGGAGATGCCGGGATCCCCGGGCAACTATACGCTGACCCTGACGTTCGTCCAGGACACGAGCGCATGAGGAACGATCATGAACGAAACTGAACCACATGGAACAACTCCCGGGGTGGGTAGCAAGAGCAAAGTCCAGATCGAGACCATCATCCGGAGGCCGGACGGGACGATCCGGGAACACACCATCGAGGAGGACGGAGTGGAGAGGAGTGTGATCTGACATGGCTACGAAAGTGAACAAGGGGCTGGAATACGATGCGAAGCTCCTCTGTGGGGTCTCCACGGCCCCCATGAAGTATATGGCCAACGGGACCGGGTCCACTGTGGAGGGGAACGCCCAGACTGCCCTTATCACGGAGAACACGACCGGGGGAATGGCCCGGAAGGAGGCGACCGTCGCCTACGAAGCCGACTATAAATGCACCTGGGAGGCGACCTGGACTGCGTCGGGTGCCCAGGTGGTCCGCGAG